CTTCACCAGTAGCTTTTACCAAGGTTATAGATATTTCTGAGGAGAAATCCTACGAAATGAGAGTTCCATATCAACAGGCTCGATCATGGTTGAGATGTACTAATGATGTCTCATTCAAAGGTTGGACTGACGGTTTTGGTACCGTTTTTCCAACTGATGGATTTGACAACGGTTCTCTGATGATGAAAGTTTTTACTCAACAAACTTCACCATCTGCCTCCTCTCCAGTTTTAATTTATATTTCTGTGAGAGGAGCTGAGAATTTAGAATTCGCAGCCCCAACAGAATTAAAGCAGAACCTCTCTGTTTACCATTTTAGAGATCCTCCTGCGGAAGCAGCCGCATCTTCAATTCGAGGACTGAAGGTGCAAGCTGATGCTGAACAGTGCATTTCTAATTGTACTCCAGAGACTCTTTTCCCTAAATCCTCCTGTGAGGAAAAATTGAATTTGATCTACATGGGTGAGACAATAAAATCTCTTCGACAATTGATTCGAAGAACAACATTGTCTCGCATTCATGCAGGTGATAATTTCGCGGGAAATATTATTTCTGTTAATGAATCGCTTTTTGCTCGAACTCCATTATATAATGGTTTTGATCCTAATGGGATTCATGCAGCTTTATCTCCTCTTGATTCTGGTGTTCCCTACAATTTTGTAGGTAATATACCATTAACTTGGATGAGATCTTGTTTTGTTGGTCATCGTGGTTCCATACGATGGCAAATAAATACAAACAACCCTGAAGCTCTAGGTCGCTTTGAGGCTGATCGTAATCGTCGAAAACTTAAAGTAAGCGATTACAATACTTATATGAATGTTTCTGACACAGCATCATATCATCAGCGTATCAAAAATACAACCTATAACTTCTTGATGAACACTGGTTCATCAGGTTTGAGTTTGTTGAATCAGCATACTCAGACCGGGTTATCTATAGAGGCCCCAATGTATAGTCCATTTCGTCTTCTGCCTAATAATCCTGTCACAGCGACACTGGGTCAATTAGAGCTAGAGACAGATATGGATTCTGTTCGAGTAGCTTATGCTACTAAACCGCAGGTACAAAACAATTCAAATACTGATCAGTATTTTTATGTATCTGCAGGAACTGATTTTGGTCTCTATTTCTTTCTGAATGTCCCCGTTATATTTTCATATAATGAGGGTGTTCCAGAGGGTTTTGCCTAAGTGGCAAGGTTTGCCTGGCGAGGCAATAACAATACGCAAGTAGGGTCGCACGGCTTATATGACGGGCGTCCTGGCTTTAACGTAACGTAAAATTCGACATTTTTTAGATGTTTAAAATTCTGAAGTGTGCAGAATTTTATGTACTATATACCAAAACCACTTAACAAAATCTTCCACACAACTGTGTGGGCACGGCTTACGGCACTCTTTACAGAGTGAAAATTCAGTTAGCGATGAAAGCCGAACCAAGCGAGTGGGACTTTTCTGTCCCCCACACTCTTGTTACTAGTGTGAGCGCCAAAGTAACTTAAAACGAACGTGTTCGGTGCGTTCGTCTATCCTAGTTCTTTTCCCCATAAAAGATTACTGATTTAGTAGATAGTTTTTCGAGAGATGCACCCGTATCTAACAAAGCGTTAGATGGGGGGATAAGTTAAAGATGTCATGCCTGAAATGGTGTGTTCATAGCTTTACTGTGTTGAAGGCAGAGTGCCTTCGGGTTATTAGCACATGTATCTTTCGAGATACTATGTGCTAGGGTCACTTAAGGTTTTTACCTCTTGGAGGTTTCCTTAAGTATGACTTTTCTTTCCTTTTTTATGCGGTGAACTACGATTGGCAAAAATAGCCGTCAACTTTAATATTTATAAGCATACAGGTAGCC